TTTGGTGTCACATAGAACAGCCGCAGGAAACAGTTTTGCAAGCACGTCAAGACGTTTAGTTCCATGCGCTCCTTGGGTTAAAGCATACGATTATTTAGGTGCAATTGAAATATACCCACTAAGTCCTTACATGGCTGGCATAATGGCTAAGACAGACCGACTAGAAGGGTATTGGGTTTCACCATCTAATCACACGATAGAGGGTGTAATCAATTCGGAATATGCTATGACGGGTTCGGGTATAGCTGACCAAACAAGCGATGCAAATGTTTTGAATGCTGCTGGAATCGTAACCGTGTTTAAGGTTGGAGGTTCACGCAGACTTTGGGGCAATCGTTCCGCTGCATGGCCGACAGACACCGATGTTCGCAGCTTCATTCCTTTGCAAAGAGTAGAGGACATTGTAGATGAAAGCATTGAGAACGGTATGTTGCCATTCTTGGATAAGCCATTAGTTCAAGCTACAATTGACGCGATTAAGGAAACGGCTAATCAGTTTATTAGCACGTTAATCCAAAGAGGTGCATTACTTGTTGGTTCAGAGGTTTACTATGACCCTGCTGACAATACCGCTCCTGAACTAGCACTTGGACACGTAGTATTTAGAAAGGTATTCATGGCTGGAACACCTGCTGAACGCATAACCTTTATGTCCTCAATACAAATAAACCTTTTAACAAACCTAAGCTAAGATGGCACTTGAAGTAAAAAAGCTAACTAACGGTAATCTTTACGTTAATGGCGTTTCCTTTTTAGGAAAGACAGAAGAAGTAACATTGCCAACTATCTCTTTTAAGACGGTAGAGCATAAGGCTTTGGGTATGCACGGAAGCATTAAACTACCTACTGGTGTTGATAACATCGAGGTTAAGTGTAAATGGTCAAGCATAACTCGCGAAAGCCATATTATTACAGCCAACCCGTTTGTTGAGCATTCATTTCAACTTAGGTCAAGTTTGGATGCTTATGATAGCACAGGTAGAGTTTCGCAAGAAAGCTACGTTGTTCACTTTAGAGGTAAGTCAAGCGATGTCCCTAATGGAGCATTTAAGCAACATGACAATGTTGAAGCTGAATCAACCTTTAATTGTTCATACATCAAATTAGAGATAGCTGGTAACGTAGTTTATGAGATAGATGTAATGGCAAACATTCACAAAGTTGATGGCGTAGACCTTTTGGCTACATACCGCGCTAATTTAGGGGTATAATTATATCCCAATATAAAGAACAAATGAGGGCGGTTTATACCGCCTTCTTTGTTTAACTTTGTGGCTTAACAAAACTAAACAAATGGCTAAGAGTTCACAGTTTGCGCCTAAAGAATCAGTACGGGATATGCTAGTAAGGATGTCCAATGAAGCTACCCAAGAGTTTGACCTTCCTAGTGGAATAAAGTGTCATATCAACTTTTTTAGTGGCAAGAAAGCAAGGATAGCACAAGAAATAGCAACGAATAACAACGGAGTAGATGAGGATTTGCTTTGGGGTGCGATAATTTCGGAGTGTTGCTTATTCAATGGTGAAAAGCTAATTGCGGAGGACATATCTTTATTGAACGGAATTGACTACATGGTAATTTTGGGAAAGTTAGGGGGTGTTCAATCGACAGAGGACAAATGATGTTCTTAGCGCATTTCAGTTCAACACCCTTAAATGTATTGGAGGAAATGCCATGTAATGACTTAGTGCTTTGGTATATGGAAGCGGTTAAGTGCCATAATAGATTAAACAAGCAAGACTAATGGCTAGTGGGCTTCGCATAGTATTACAATTGTCTGCAATAGACACAATGTCAAGCGTTGTGGCTAATGCCGCTAGGAACAGTTTAAGTTCCATGCAAAACTTTCAGCAGAACGCTAGAAGGATAGGCAGAGAAGCTAGGGAAACGATGTTTGAGAGCGGTGCTGCCACTTTAGCTGGCGGTGCTGCAATGGCTCACCCGTTAAAAAAGGCGGCAGACTTAGAACTTTTGCGTAAGTCAATGGAGATTTACACCCGTTCTGCCGAGAAAGGCGCGGTTGTGTATAAAAACATTGTAGACTTAGCAAACCAAACGCCATTAGGATTAGAAGAAGTAGCGAAGTCGGTAACTGTTGCGATGGGGTCGGGATTAACGGCTGCTAAGGCAATACAAGCAACTAGAATGCTTGGCGATATTACCGCTGCTAATCCAATGGCTGATATGGGTGCTGCTATGGTAGCATATACCCAAGCGGCACAAGGCGGCAAGCTGATGACGCGAGATATTTGGCAGTTGATAAATTCGGGAGTGCCAATTGTTGACATACTACGCAACCACTTGGGTGCAACTGCTAAGATTATGGGTAAGGGCGGCATGGCGGAAGAAGGTAAGATAACCTTTGAGGTATTGCAGCAAGCTATGGAGAAAGCTACTGGTGCTGGCGGAATGTTTGAGAATGGGCTTACCAAAATGGCTGATACAGGTCATGGTAAGTTTAGGATATTGCGCGATGCTGCCGACCAATTATCTGCGGCTTTTGGTGAATCTGTATTGCCAACTTTTATTAAGTTAGGCAATGCAATGATTCCGTTAATAAACGGTATTACTTCATTCATTCGCAAAAACACGATATTAGGTCAAGTTGTAATGTTTTCAATTACAGCGTTTACCTTGATTGCCGCTGCCGTGTTTGCTTATTCATCAGTTGTTTGGGTTGCCGCATTTGCAATTACTGGATTGCAAGTAAGGACGGTAACGGCAACTGGAACTACCGTAACATGGGGTAGAGCGGTAAGGTTTGCCACTTTTTCATTACGCGGTATGTTGGGAGCAATGAAGTGGGTAGCTTGGGGGTTTTTAAGGATTAGTTTTAATGCAATAATTGCAACTGCAACAATACTTAGCAGTTTTATTCCATCAATAGGTGCTTTAGGTGCTGCATTTATGGTGTTGTCTACAACAATTTACGGAATCCCAATTATAGGTTGGATATTAGCCGTAGTAGCTGGTATAATTGCAATTGGAGTAGCTGTTTATAAGAACTGGGACAGCATAGTCAAGTTTTTTTCTATGTTGGGTGATAAGTTTGCGAACTTCATCCCCAAAGCTAAAAAGTGGGGTTCAGAAATGATACGTTCTATTGTAGACGGAATTAAAGAGGGTGCGCCATCTTTGTTTGCCGCAATAGATGGTGTTGTTGCATTTGCTCGTGGGTTTTTTCCAGCAAGTCCAGCAAAACACGGAGCATTCAAAGATTTGCATAAGGTTAAAATTATTGAGCAAGTTGCCCAATCAGTTAAGCCTAATTCATTGGTTAAGTCAATTAGTGCAGCCACTTCGGTTGGTGCTGCTTCTGTAAACAGGTCACTTTCGCCTGTTGCTAGTGGTGGAGGTGGGTCGGTTAGTGTAAACTACTCTCCTGTGATAACAATCGGGGCTGGGGCAACTGTTGGCGATAAAGCGTCATTCATGGAAGTTCTTGAAAACCATAAATCTGAAATGATGCGAATGATAGCGGAAGCAGGTAGAACTCAAAATAGAAAAGCCTATGCTTAGATTTGGTCTTGTGTCAAGTATAGACCCGTCAAAGGGTGTTGCAAGGGTAAGTTTTGCGGAAGATGAAATAGTTACCGATTGGCTTCCGATTGTGGTTGCTGGTACGGCTAATAGTTATTCTTTCACGTTCAATATAGATGAGCAAGTTGCTTGCATGATGGATTCAACGGGATTGCGCGGTGTGATATTGGGCGCGGTCTATAACGAAAACACAACTCCATCAAGTAGCGGTGAAGATATTGTGTCCGTGGTATTCTCAAACGGAGATAGCGTGGAATACGATAGGGCAACTGGAGAAATGAGTATAACAGTAAGCGGAGGACTAACCATTAACGGTGATGTAACCGTGATAGGTAGTTTAGACGCTAGTATAGACGTGACCGCTGGCGTATTTAACACCTCTCTAAGCACGCATACGCATCCATACGTCAACGTATCAGCACCAGCCACAACAAGCCCTCCTACGCCATGATAACTACACTATTACCAAACATATCAAGTTCGATGTGGTCTATGTCCGTAGCTAATTATGGCGCGGTTGTAACCGACTTGGAGGACATAAAGCAATGCGTTCTAATTATCCTTTCAACAAACAAAGGAAGCGACCCATTTAGACCTGACTTTGGTTTTAATATCGGAGAACTATTGGACAAGCCTGTTAACTATGTTATTCCGAACGGAAAGTTAGGAATAGTAGATGCCTTGACTAATTACGAGCCTAGAGTTAAGGTTACGAGGATAGTTCACACATTAGATATTGGACACGTAACTTTCTATGTTTATTGCGCAACTAATATCGCTAACTTTGTGGTATCAATGCCTATTAGCCCGAACTACATCCCAACGGCTTTAGGTGCATTTAGTTCGGGATTTGATTCAGGATTTGACATATGAAAAATTTACTTACACTTTCACTACTTGGAATTAGCTTGACTGCTTTCGGGCAACAAGACACTACTGACCTAAAAGAATACATCAACGCTAAGTTTCCAAACAACACATCGAGAGTAATTACTCCATTGAGGTTGCGTGAAGTAGCTATTGAGCAAATGCGTTCTTCACCTAATAAGTTTCAGGAGAACACTCTTGAAGAAAGCCTAAAAGTAACCGATTCAATTTATTCCGATAACGGGTTCTTTAAGTGGGATGGAGCAAGTTATGTTGAGATTGGGGAATCAACTCCAAAACTTGATGATGTTCTTTTTCAAGGAAACAATACAGATGGATATAACATCAACATAAGTGATGGTGACCAAATTTATTTTGACAATGGTTCTAGAATACGAAAAGGTATTACCGATATGAGTAATGGCGGTGCAAAAGGGGTTGCTTTAGTTTGCTCTATTGACTATGAATTGAAATGGGAAGCTGGTCGCCTTTACATTCTTCAACAAGATGGATTCACTATTCGCGAGGTTAGGTATAACTTCACAATAACTCCAACAGTAAACGATGATGCTACAAAAGGATTTGTTATTGGCAGTAAATGGGTTATGGACGATGGTCTTGAATACGTGTGCGCAGATAGCGCGACAGGTGCAGCCGTTTGGGATATATCAACGTTATGGGAACAAGAAGATGGAGTTATTTCTCCAGTTTCAGCAAACATAGTTCAAGCCAATGACATAAGAACTACTGGAACTTACCAGTTTACAACTGATTCATTAGATTTAGGTTTTGCCGCATTGCCTTTTATCGGTAGTGGTGGTTTATATGGTGATGGATTTTTCATAAATGGTATTGGTGATTTTAGTTCTTTTTCTTTTCCAAATCATACTTTACTGTCAGGATATTTATCTGATGGCGGCTTATCATTTATGCAAATTGACACTACAAGCATAAGGCTAAGAAAAGGTAGTTCGGATGGTGAGGACCAAATTTTTTCGTCAAGCTTAGAGCTATTTTCCGACACCGCTATTTCGGGCGCTCAATCATTATTTGAACTGACTGGTCGTGCTAGAAATTTAGGATTTGTTGATATTAGTTCGAAAGTGGACACCAAATTACGATTACAACTAAGTGCATTTGACCATCTCGACCAACAAATAAGCTATTTAGGTATAGATACAGAACATGTGGTTATTATAGCACCAGAGTTTCAAATTCAATCCGATTTAACGGTTGAGAAATTTGACGGTGAATTTGCTAACTTCCAAGTGCGCGGCAACAACTATAATACATTGGTCTTTGGTGGTTCTGATGACGGTGATTTTTCAATCTTTGAAATTCGAGTAAGAGATACTTCTAATACGGCTTATGGTGAAGAAATACTTTGGTTAGATGTTCAGAGCGGCTTTAGTGTTCAATCAACAAATGAGGCAGGTTTGCGGTCAACCATTAATTCAAATGAAAATTATATTTTAATGGAAAATTCGAATCACGACACAATAATGATTTCTAATACTGATGGGATTATTATTAGGCCGAATAGTGCAGAGCCGCCTATTGTTGGAGATGTTTTAACGGCAGTTAGCACTAGAGGAGTGGTGGAGTGGCAAACACCTGCATACTCATCGGGAACATATACGCCAAGTGTTACGAATATGGTTAACATTGCATCAACAACAACTATAAAGAGCAATTGGTCTAGGGTTGGTAATATCGTTACTGTGGCTGGATATGTAAGCATAACAACGTCAGCTAATGGATTAGCCCAGCTTGGTTTATCACTTCCAGTTGCGTCAAACTTTACTACAAGGTATGAAGGGTCAGGCACATTCACTACAACTAACCATTTTGGTGAGATTTATTCACACGTATCTAACGATAATGTGGTATTAGAATTTAAGCATACTGGTGCGGTAGGTGCTGATGAATTTAGATATGTGTTTGTGTACGAAATACTTTAACAAAGAAAACCAATGCCTACACAACCTATTTATGTAGAAGTAAACCCAAACGGTATAATAGCCGATTTGGTAGCTGCTTATGAAGCGGAAACTGGCAACACTTTGCAGCCAGCGCAAGTAGAGCGTTTGCTCATCAATATGTTTGCTTATCGCGAAACATTATTGAGGTCGCAAATTCAGGCGGCTGCAATTCAAAACTTAGTTTCATTTTCAACCGCGCCAATACTTGACTACTTAGGTGAGAACTTTGGGTTGGTTAGATTGTCCGATGCGAATGCAATTGTGACTATCCAATTCACTACCAATGCTGCTGCTACAATTCCATCAGGGACAAGGGTAGCAAGTGTTGACGGGCTTGCGGTATTCCAAACATTGTCGGATATAATTGTAAGCGGAACAACTGCATCAGGTCAATGCCAATCGGTAACGAGTGGGCAGAACTTTAACGGGTATGCAATTGGAACGATAACCAATATCTTAGACCCACAAGCCTATATTGTTTCGGCTACAAATACAGACGTAAGTGCTGGAGGTTCAAACTTAGAAACTGACGAGCAATTACGAAATAGAATACGATTAGCCCCCGATAGCTACGGTTCTGCTGGGTCAAGAAACGCCTACAAGTTTTGGACTTATAGTGCCAACCCTTTAATTATTGACGTTGGAGTTTTCCGTCCGATAGCTGGTACTGTTGAGGTATTTCCGCTTTTGGAAGATGGAAGTGTAACTCCTCAATTGATATTAGACCAAGTTTATGCAATACTCAATGCAGACGAGGTTAGACCATTAACAGATACGGTAATTGTAACAGCCCCAACGCAAGTAACGTACACAATTGACGTTGATGTAACTATCTACGAAACAGCGGACGCTACTGATGTGCAATCGGCTATTGAGGTTGCTTTAGATGCTTATGTATTGCAACAACGTCAAACAATGGGTCGTGATATTATGCAAGACCAAGTAATAGCGGTCTGCATGGTAGAAGGGGTTTATGATATAAATTTAGGCTCGTTTTCAGATTTGATAATAGCTACAAATGAGTATGGATTTTGCACGTCAATAACCGTTACTGTAATCGGAACTAACGAAGGATAATGCCAAGCGTATTAGCAAGTTCAATATCTACTTTACCTCAATTCACCGTGTTTGAGAACATGGTGGTTGATAGATTTGCCGCACTTCCTGTTGAAGTAGTTATGACGTTCCTTTTGCAATTACTTCAAGACACGGCAATTGGAACAATGGCAACTGATTTAGGCGTTAACGGAATCGGAGGACTTGCGCAAGCTAACACGGAGCAAGAACGAAGGGATGTGTTACTAAATGCCATTAGAACACGTAGAAGGGCTGGGACGGTGTTTGCGCTAAAACGGGCTATTGAAACATTAGGCTATTCTAACCCAATTATTTTAGAGGGTGTTGGTGACGTGCCTGTTGTGTACGATGGCACATATATCTATGATGGCTATATTAACTATGCTGGCGGAAACAACGGGTGGGCGCAATTTATGGTTATTCTCCCCGAAAATGATTTAGTAGGGTTAACACAAGCGCAAATTGATTTGCTTGTTCAGTACATAAATTACCACAAGAACGAACGCAGCGAATTGATTGGTGTTGGTTACTACGGAACTCAATTACCTTTGTACGATGGGCAGTTTAATTACGATGGAAGTGCTTACTACAACGGATTACCAAACGAAACGATTATCTTTGTCTATCCATAACAAAAAATAAAATGGCAACTTTTATTGAAAACGATTCACTTTACCCTGCTAGCATTTATCAGTTAGCCACTAACGACCCTGTTATTGGAGGAACAATGAGTGGGCCACTTAATGCTCCAACAGGAGGTTATTCTAACGCCCAAGCGCAAGGTATTGTTCATCGTACCGCATACCTTAAAAAAAGAATGAACCCAATAGGCGAAATCGTTATGTGGGGCGGTTCAAATATGGCTATGCCTTATGGATATAGAGAGTGCAATGGTGATTCTTTGAATAGAACTACATTTGCTGAATTATTCGCGGTTGTTGGTACTGCTTTCGGTACGGCAAGTGGAAGTACATTTAATCTTCCTGACCTTCGCGGTTTGTTTGTTCGTGGTGTTGACGGCTCGGCTAACGAAGACCCTGACAAAGCTACTCGTACCGCTATGAACACGGGCGGTAACACGGGCAACAACATTGGTTCGGTTCAGGCTGATGAACTTAAATCGCATACTCACCAAGTTAAGTTCACGCCACAAGGTGCTAACCCAGCCGAATATGACGAAGCAATTATTGGCACAAATAACGGTGTACCTAATAGCGTTTACACTACATCAGCAGGCTATAATGAAACACGCCCAAAGAACGCATACCTATACTACATAATTAAGTGTAACAACTAATGGACACGCGGAGAACGCGAGTTATTTACACGTGGGCTAAGAGAACTAAAGAGTTTAATGGAACTGGTATTTCATATCCTGACCCATACGACCCTAAAAGTTGGTCTATGCCATCTAACGCTACAATGCTAGAACCGCCTGTGCAACGTAAAGGATATGTAAGTATTTGGAACGGGGCTAAGTGGGAAGCTATTAAGCGTCCGTAGTATTCATGCTATTGCCAACTAACTGAACATCTATGCTCGTAGTGTAGCCCTGTGAACGGGTTATTCTGTGCCGCGCTTTTGTAATGTAGTATTTTCCGCTAAGGTTATTTAACCCTCGGACGTTAACAGAACTTCCAGCAACAGCCTTAGTCAATCCTTCAATGTCAATAGTGCCATCAACCGCGCTTGTTATGACTTTGTATAGCGACATCATAGCGACTATCTCCGCTTGGGTGGCATTCTCTACATCTTCATAAATTCGCATCCTCCACGCGCTTCTTTGGAAGTCGTAGTCCTCTTGTCGTTTCTTGCGGTCATCCTCAATCTTTTGCATGAACGGAAACAATCTATTCAAGGTACTTGCGTCTTGAATAATTTGCATCAACTTTTCAGGATAGGTAAGGTCGTTTTCAACAGTTGTCACGCCTGAATAACCGCTTAGTTGGTCACTTGCTCGAACGTCAACTCCTACTGGAGATTTGTCCAAACACATTTTCAGGTCGTATGACTTAATCTCAATAGTTGGACGAGATAAATAGTCTTGGATAGGCTTATCTACCGCCATCTCCTCAAATGACGCTTCCATAAGTCCGTAAAATGGACGGTACAATTCCGAAGATATGCAATCTGCCATCGGGTCGATGTTATGCAGTGAATGAGAAAGCAACGGGTACATAGCATTGCCCCAAACGTTAAAAGATAGCCCGTAACGGTTTCCAATCCTATTAAGGAATCGAATGTCGCTTTCACGGGTTTGTGATAACCTACGGTGTGTTAGGTCGAGGATTTTATCGGTATTCATTTGCTGCGAAGCAATTACCTGACCTTCATAGTTAGGGTCAAAACTAATTTGATTTTCGCTACAAATAAACTGCGCCACTTGCCTAAGTGTTTGCATTTCAAATGCCCTACTCTTTTCGGTGCGCAAGTCATTAGACACGCCTATTGCAAGCCCTCTAAACTCAACGGTATCGGGCTGTCCTTTGAAGTGAACTTCGTCTATCTCAAAATCTCCGCAATTAAGCAAGTCATTATTTGAGTAGCCCATCTTTAAGCTAATCCTATCTCCTACGGCTGGCTGCCATTCAGACTTCCACCTACCATTCATGTCATCAATTAGAACGCGAATTTCAGAAGATTCACCTTCAACGGCATCTTCAAAAGTTATGCTAATCGCATCGTCTGCAATGTCATTGGTAATATCTACGCCTTGATAGATAATCTCAAAGTAAGGTGAACGTACATTTGCCATCTATCCTTGTGGTTGCCGCCACGGTGGAAGGTTGTTGAAGTCTTGCAACGGCTGTGGGTCAAATATCGGTATAAACAAAACCATGCCCTCCTCTAAAGTTGCCCTTATTGGAATGATTGGGTTAGCTTCAATTATAGGGGTCACGTTTGTCGCATCGCCTAAATAGCGGTATGCAATTTCATCCCACCTATCCCCGTCTTGTACTATGTATTGTGTATATTCCATTATCGTCTTGACCCTGTGTAGGCGGCTAATGGTTGTGAAGTGTTAGACATAACCGCAACTCCCGACATAACGTTCCTATTTGCAAGAACAATCCCATTCATACTACCAACTGGGTCTAATGGGTCAAAGTTCTCAATTGCGGCAGATAGGTCAGTCATATTTTGTGCTGCCGTGTACATATTTTGAACGTAGGTTTGTGCTGCTGCCGCTGTGTCTTGTGCCGCTTCAACTTTAGCGGCTGCATCAGCCATCTTTTGCCTTGCGTTGTCGATATTGTCCTTAATGTTTTTCAGTTTAGGACTTTCCGCGCTTGTAAATTCTTCGGGCGCAGATGTGTAGTCACCTAATCCATTGTCGCAAAATGTGGTAATTGCCCGAACTTGCAAAACATCAATTGCGGCAGAAACTGGCATTGTTGGAACTATCAAAGTCATTGGCGTAATGGCTGGGTTATTCCGTCTATTTGCTAATGCGCCACTAACCGCTTTGTTCTTAATAGTAGAAGCGAGAGTTTCAATTAAAGTAAGTGCTAATTCAACCGAAACATAATTTCCTTGCGTATCTGTTTGGCTTACGGTTTCAGTCGTTTCGGAAATTACAAACGTACCCATGACATTACCCGAACCAGTTATGTATCGGAGGTGTTCTGCCCTATTGCGATATGTTCTGAATTTCTCAATAGCCGTTTCAATCTCTACGAAGTCGCAATGCAATAGAATCTTAATCTTAACTACGCCTAAGTCAACGCCTGTAAACTGTTGCTTTGGTCTACGGTTAATTCTACTATGCTGTGGCAACGAAATGCTATCAGAACGCTCAAACGCGCTTGGTGCATATAGCCCTTCAAAGATTATATCTCCTAACTGTGCATACATATCGCAAAGTTACAATAATATAGGGTAACGGTCGAAGTCAGTCCTATAATCTACAACCTTACAATGGTGTTCCGAATACCCAGCACGTTGAAGGGCTACCATAGGCCAACAAACAGCTACTTTATATGTGCGACCTATCCAATTGTCAATGTGTTCCGACATTGGACATTTCATTATATCTACACTCTCATTTAGGATTGAGTATAGGTGCATTCCGCTAATATCGGTTATCTGCTGAATCCCGTGTATCGGAGTTCCTAAAGGTCGGCAATGGTGAACCCCACCAAGCAAAATGTCAAAACCTAAGTTCCATGCCGTCTTTTGGCAAATTGCAAAAGTTGAAAGCGAATCGGGAGAGGTAAATAAAACATCGTCTTCGCAAATAATACCACCGCCATTCATTCGCATCATTGCTACCGCTTCCGCGTGGGCTAATTTAATCCCGTGTCGGGCTGGTTTTGAGTAGTTAGCGGCTACTGTCTTAAAATCAAATGGCAAGCCTTGTGATGCAAATGTGTCGATAGCATCACCTGCTCCTCTATTTCCTGTAATACAAAAAATTTTCATGCGCGTAAAAATAGGTATATTTGTCGCGTGTCAAGAGTATCAGTAGTATGCACATCATTTAATCGACCCGACTTGTTAGAAATAACATTGCGGTCTTTCCATGCGTTCAATACATATTCTATTGAATCGTTCGTTGTTATTGATGATAGCGAAGTAATTGGGTGTAATGACCATCTACGCGAAATTTATCCAAACGTAACGTTTACATATAACAAAAAGCGGTTAGGGCAAATAATCTCGGTAGATAAAGCCTACTTAATGGTGTCTACTCCGTATATCTTTCACATGGAGGAAGATTGGCAATTCTACAAATGTGGATTTATTGAAGATAGCTTTAAGGTGTTGTCTGATAATGCAACCACGCAAGTTGTTTGGCTGCGTTCTGAAAAAGATACAAACGGGCATCAGTTTAACCCACAAGTCAAAAATGTTGAAGGCGTTAACTACTCAATGCTTAACTACAATCACGCTGGCTGGCATGGCTTTACATTCAACCCTTCTTTGAGGAGATTAGACACATGGGAAAGTCATAATGGCTATCGGTCAATTGCCACATTTATCCCTAAATTGCCTTGGGTTAGTGAACAACAAATAGGCAACTATTACAAACAAAAAGGCTATACCGCTGCCATAATTCGCGGAAAAGGGTACGTCAAACATATTGGCGATAATAGAGGTATAAGAAAATGAGCAACGGAATTTTTACAACAGAACAAGCAAAGGTAGAACACCAAACAAGTCCGCGTTTAGCACGTGAACTTGCAAAGGTTATCCCGTCAAACCGTAATGTCATAGACTACGGTTGCGGCAAAGGTGAGTACCTTCAACATTTAAGCACAATGGGCTTTAAGTGTTTTGGTTATGAGGGCACTGATTTAGGTGACTTAGCCGTTTACAAAAAGATACGAAAGTGCGATTTGACTAAACCAATTGGTGAACGTCCTAGTGGGACTGTCATTTGCCTAGAGGTTGCTGAACATATACCACCTAAGTTTGAGGATATATTCATTAAGAACATAACCGAGAATTGCGAGGGAAGGTTAATTATTTCGTGGGCTATTGTTGGTCAAGGAGGTTGCGGTCATTTGAATGAGCAAAATGCAGCCTATGTAATTGCCAAGTTTGAAGCCTTGGGGTTTGAATTAAATAGAACGGTGTCCGAGCAACTTAGAACTGCTGCTGGTAGAGATTTGTGGTGGTTTAAGAATAGTATCTACGTTTTTGATAAGGCATAATGAATAGTATAATTGTAATTCCATATAGAGATAGGGCTGCGCACTTATCCAAGTTTTTATCCAACGCAACTATACCTACACTTATAGTTGAACAAAATAACGACAAGCCTTTTAATAGGGGTAAATTATTTAATATAGGTGGAATTATTTGCTTTCAAGAAGGGGCAAGTCATATCATAACACATGATGTTGATATGATTCCGATTAAGGCTGATTATTCACCAAGCGAATGCGCTCATTTAGCTTCAAGGTGTAGTCAGTTTAATTATAAAATGCCATACGAACGTTACTTTGGCGGAGTTAATATATATTCAGCTAAAACATTCTACATGGTAAACGGCTACTCCAATGACTATTGGGGGTGGGGCGCGGAGGATGATGATATGTTGTTAAGGTGTGAAAAGGCAAATATCCAAATTGAAAGGCGTTTATGTAAGTTTAACTCATTACCTCATGTACACGCGCTTAGTAATAACGAAACTAGACTTAACCATCAAAAAAACTGCGTTCGCATGAACATGGGTTACGACTATTCGGAAGATGGAATTAACAACTGCGAGTACACCGTGTTAAGCGATACGGGATGGCTTAATAACATTAGAACGGTTACAGTTGAATTGTGACCTAATATACGGGTTTCTTGAAGGGCTTAGACCAACTCCATCTTTAACGGTTTGGGAATGGGCTGATAAGTACCGTATGCTATCTTCCGTTAGTAGTGCCGAAGCTGGAAGATGGAGAACTGACCGCGTTCCTTATATGCGAGAAATCTTTACTAAGCTATCACCTGACGACCCATGTCAAGAGGTTGTTCTTATGAAAGGCGTTCAAATTTCAGGCACAGAAGCCGCCCTTAATTGCGTTGGTGCATATATTGATTTAGAGCCTTGCCCAATTATGTATGTGATGCCTACGGTAGACATGGCAAAGGGGTTAAGTAAAAAACGGCTACATCACATGATTAGCGAATGCCCAACATTGGCGGCAAAGGTTACTCAAATGAATAGGCGTGAAGGGTCAAGTTCTTTGCTCGAAAAGTTCTATGCTGGAGGTGCGCTAACTTTAACTGGGGCTAATTCTGCGGCTGGGCTACGGTCGCAACCAATACGTGTCCTAATCTTGGATGAAACTGATGCCTATCCTTTGAACATTGATGGAGAAGGTAGTCCAATTAAGTTAGCAGAAGCTAGAACAACCACTTACTCAAAAAACCGAAAGATATTTAAGCTATCTACCCCAACTGACGGGAATAGTGTTATTGCATTTTCTTTAGAGGGGACTGATAAAAACAGATACCACGTGCCATGCAGAAAGTGTGGGCTATTTCAGCATTTAGTATTTGCTAATCTAAAGTGGCCGAAAGGACAACCAACTAAAGCCGTGTATGAGTGTGAGGGTTGCGGTCATGGTATTGAGGAGAACAGAAACAAAACCTTTATGTTAAATGAAGGTAATTGGATTCCTTCTGAACCTGACTATGTTTCAAAGTACAAAGCAGGGTACATGATAAATTCTTTGTACTCACCTCTTGGATGGATGTCTTGGGCGCAAATAGCCACAAAGTTCTTAGCCGAAAAGGACGACACAATTCTCTTTAGAACATTCATAAATACCGTACTTGGCGAGCCTTGGCAAGATAGGGGTGATGCTCCTGAATGGGAGAATATCTACAACAAGCGAACTCCATACGCTATGAATCAACCGAACGATAATGTTATGTTGATAACGGCTGGCTGTGACGTT